CCCTTTTTATATTTTCCCCCCCCCTTATTAAAAAGAGTACCTCAACTCACATAAAATTAATTATTATAAGTATTTTTTTTTAATTAAATAATAAAATAAATAATTTTAATTATAATAAATTACTTAAATATTAATTTCTAATATAGTAATATTAAGAATATGGAAAATCAAAAAATAGTCAGTTTTAAAGGTTATAAAACAATGTATGATGTAGATAGTTTATTAGATATAACAACTGATAAGATCAGTAAACCAAATAATTATTTTGAATCAATTAATTTTAAAGATACAGAATTTTTAAAAATTTGGGTTGATATAGATAGTGAGATAGATATTAAAACTTATACATTAGAAGAATTTAATAAATTAGATAAATTTATTATTGATAGATTTAAATTATATAATGATACAGTTGAAAATATTTCGTTAATAAGTAGTAGTCATTATAAATCATTAAATAAAAAAAAAAGTGAAATAGACAATAAATATAAAAATGAAATAAAATCAAAATTGAGTTATCGAATTACTTTTTTAACTGAAGTCTGTAAACGAATGGCAGATATTAAATATGATGTTATTAATAATAAATCAAAAAAATTAATCAATTTATTCAAAGATACAGATATAACAATTGGATTTGATAAAAAAACAAGTTTATTAGAAATTGATTTATCAGTATATAGGGGCGGACAATCAAAAATGAGATGTGTAAACGCTTATAAAATAATTGAACAAAAAGAAAGAATTAATAAATTAATAATTGGTACAATAGAAGACACAATTTTATCATATCCACCAAAACATTACACAATTTATATAAATGATAAAATTGATCATTTAGGAAATGAGATTAAAGAATTGAAGCCCGAAAAAAAAATTAAAAAAGATTATAAAAAAGAAGAAGATACAAAAGAAGATAAAAAAGATGATGACGAAGAATATGAGGAACATATTAAAGAGTTATTAAATGGTTTAAAACCGTCTAGATATGAAAATTATAGTGAATGGATTAATATATATTGTATATTCATTAATGAAAATTTGAATATGAAATTATTTGATAAATTTAGTCAAAAGTCAAGTAAATATAATAAGAATGAAAATCAAAAATTATTAAAAAATATTAAGAAATGTGAAGGGTTAAAATTGGCAACATTATATTATTATTTAAAAGAGGACAATATTGATTTATTTAATAAATTACAAAAAACAAGACGCGATTTTTGGTTTATGTTAAATAATTTAAATCAAAGTGATTTGAGTAAATTATATTATTCATTAGTACCAAATAAATATGTTAGAAGTAATATTACTGGATGGTACGAGTATAATAATTATAATGTATTAGTACATAGAAGAGAAACACCATCATCTTTATTAAATGATATATCAAATAAATTACAAAATTATATTATTGAACAACGAAATTTATTATTACCATCAGACGATAAATATTCAGAAAAGATATCAAAAATAACACACGCATATAATAATTTAGGACAAGCAACATACACAGAAGGAATTATAAAATATTTAAAATCATTATATTTAATAGATGAGTTAGATGATTTATTAGATTCGAAAAATGAATATCTAGCATTTACAGATTATTTATATGATATTAAAAAAAAATGTTTTAGATCTATTGAACCAAATGATTATATTTCGTTAACAACAAAATATAAAGCACCGATAAAAATTGATAAAGAAGGAAATATAACGGCTAAACATTCAATAATACATAAAACACAAATAGATAAATTCATTAATAGTATATTTGAAAATAATGATTTAGAAGAATATTATAAAATTATAACTGGTTTATCATTATTTACAAATAAATTACAAAGTTTATATATTCACGTTGGTAGTGGAGGCAATGGAAAAGGACTTTTAACAACAATTTTAAGGCTTTGTTTAGGAGATTATTTTATAACTGCAGATAATACATTTTTAACAACCACATACAAATCAGGGGCACCAAATAACACATTATATAATTGTAAATCGAAACGATATTTATTAATAGCTGAACCCGATGACGGTTCGAATGATTGTAAATTTAATATTGATTTTATCAAAAATATGAGTGGCGGAGATATGATAACTGCGCGCGCAGTATATGGAAAGAACAATTTAAGTTATATTCCACAATTTTCAGCAAATGTACAAAGTAATAATATTCCAAAATTAGGAAAATTAGATAAAGGTATTGTTAGAAGAGTAAAAATTATACCTTATAAATTATCATTCGTTGATAATCCAAAATTAGAAAATGAAAGACAAATTAATTATAAATTATCTGATGAATTCCAAGAACAGGATTATATAAATGAATTTATATTAATGTTAATTGAGAAAGCACAAGAATATTATAATAAAGATTATTCAAAAGATATAAAAACACCTTCAATAGTTTTCAATGAAACAAATGATTATATTAATGATAATAACCCGTTAAAAGACTGGTTAAGTAAAAATATAGAAATTACAAATAATTCAAAAGATAGAATTAAAACAAGTACTTTAAATAATTTATATAATGAAGATGATGAGGTAGAAATTAGATATAATAGTAAAGATATGATTAAATATATGAAATTCAATGGTTTTGAACCGGTTAAATATCATAATATTCAATATTATATAAAATGTAAATTAATAGATAAAAAGAATGAAGATGATATTATAGAACATAAAATTAAAAATGTATTTGTTTAATTAAACTATTATAATAATTATTATAAATTATTATAAATTAATTCATTTAGAAAGGTCGATATGGTAGATGTGGTAGATATGGTCGATATGGTAGATATTTTTTGAAGGTTTATAAAAAAGATAAAAAATATTTATTTTCCTTTTTTCTGAAACTCTTTAAAATATCTACCATATCGACCATATCGACCATTAATTAAACTATTATAATAATTATTATAAATTATTATAAATTTATTGTCTCGATTTAATACACTTTTGACTTTTCAAATGTTGAGATTTAGAAAAATAGGAAATACAAGATTTACAATATTCACATATTATTATTTTATTTTTTGTCTTTTCTCTGAAAGCATTATTATATTTTTTTGAATCATAATTATAATGTACCATCTCGCCATTTTTTTTAATGTAAGTTTTTTTATTTCCTAAAACTATATCAACTACATCAACCATATCAATAATCTTATCATCGACTATATCAATAATCTTATCATCAATCTTATCATCAATCTTATCATCAATCTTATCATCAATCTTATCATCAATCTTATCATCAATATTATCATCAATCTTATCAATGATCTTATCATCAACTATATCAACATTATTATTAAGATTAATATAAATTAATTTACTAAATATAGAATCCATTATTTACTATAATAATAATAAAGAAATTTATATTTAATTCGTTTTAATTAAATATTAATTATTATTTTTTAAATATTTATTAACTGTATGATTATATAGATTTATATAATATCGTTCTCTTTCTGTTTTTTGTTTACTATTTTGAAAATTACATAATTCGATTAATTCTATTTCACAATCATTATATTTCAACAATTCAAATGATGTGCAATAAGGGCGATTATGTCTATTTTTATAATCATATCGATGATCATTTAGACGACTTCGATAATTTTTTTTAATTGTGCTGCCTATATATATATCATTACATTGATTACTATATATTTTATAAATTTTAGTTTTGTTAAATTTATTTATATTTTCCATTATATTATATAGTAGAGAAAAAAAATAATTTATTACAAATCATTAATAATAATACTAATTAATTTATCAAAAGGTAGTTTATATTTTTTCTTCTGTCTCTTCATATAATTATAAAATTGATTTAAATTATAATGATGATTAACTACACTGAACATTATATAAACAATGCACCAACGTCCACAAGTTGCGATATTTAAATTTCTGTCATTTTGGTAATCAATGCAATTATAATAAATAGGTCCATCATTATATTTATTTAATAAAATACTTAAATAGGGTTTATATTCATGAACTTTATTTAATTCGCTTTGAATTGACCATTTAAAATATTCATCAACCATTGAACCATATGAACAAAAATGATTAATTATATTATTTTGTCGAGTAAGACATAACCAATGATTATTACCCTTATCATTTTGTTTAAACAAAATCACACAAAAATCAAAATCATTAGTTAATATATCTAATATACTATCATAATTGACTAAATCAGAATATAAAATAATTTTACAATTATCAAAATATTTATCAAATATCTTATCACTAATAGGATCTATAATAACATCTGATAAATCATTTTTTATATTTTTTAAAATATTTTGTTTTTTATTCATTATATTATAAATCAATATATTATAAATTTAATTTATTATTACTATCCCAAATAATTAATCTTGATAAATTATTAGGAGATTTAATATTATCTTTCCAATTGCCCCTTATCTTTTCAGATCTTTTCAAATAACTATATCTTTTTTTAGTCGCAAGATCTAAACCATCCATTAATAAATAATAAATATAATCTTTATTATTCGATGAACCAAAATAAACATTATCATATTTAAATTTATATTTTGGTTTATCTGATATTTCCAATTTATTAATATCATATCCATTTTTAGAAGCAATTTTTTTAATCATTTCTAAATAATTATTTTTCATAATAATAATATTTTTATTTTTATTAATTCCTTGTCCTTCAAATTCATTATAATCTAATGGAACCGTTCCAACTGGTTCATCTTTTGTTAAATCAATAGCTGCGTCAACTCCTTGTTTTGCATACTTGCCCACAACGGGTATATATCCTACTGCCTTACTAGCTATATCAATTAAACCATCATTTATTATTGTGTCTAGTGTTTTATCAGGCTTTCCATAATTTTTAAATACAATATCGATTGTTTCTTGTGAACTTGGCTTAATTGTTGTCCTTCCATTAAATACATTACCATATTTTCGTGGGTTAGTAATCATATCATTAAACATCTTCTTATATTGTCTATCTAATGCATCCCTTAATTTTGTATTTTTAACCTTATATATTTGATGTGTATCGACATAATATTGATCTTGTTTATCATCTCGTTCTTGTTGTTCCTTTCTAGCTATTCTATCTCTTTCTGCTTTTGATTCTGTCCTGTCAATTTTACTTTCTGTTCTATCAATTTTACTTTCTGTTCTATCAATTTTACTTTCTTCACGGTCAATTTTTGCCTCTGTTCTTTCTTGTTCAACTTTTGATTGTTCTTGTTTTCGTGCTTCTTGTTCATCATATAAAATTTTATTTTCTCTTAATCTTTGTTGATAATATAATTTTAATTCTTCAGGGTTTAAACTTGCTTCATATTCTCTTTGTTCTTTTACTGTTTTTTTTTTATCATACAATGATTTTAATGATTTTAATTCATCTTTTGATTTAGGCATAATTCCTTTTTTTTTAACATCATCTAATAAATATAAATTATCGACATAAGTTTTTAATAATAATAAATCGAATTTATCTTTTTCTTCTTTTGCTTTTTTTAATCTTAATTCTTTTTGTTTATCTTGTTCTAATTTAATATTTGATTTTGCAACATTAGGCGCAATATTCATTTTACTTATAACATTTTCCGCAATTTGACGAGTCTTCATATATATATTTTAACTAGAAATTTATATTTTATATTTGTATTTATTCAATTATATAATATTATAATAAATTTAAAATCTCATTTTATATTATAATTAATGTCAATTCAGTTAATATTAGATTCTTCATATGGATTTTTAAAGAATACCCGATTAAATCCACATTTAGAAGTATCAGGATCAGTAACCGCGCCGGTTCATAAAATCGATAATTTGACACTAAGTAAGAATGACAACGGCTCACTATCAATTGATGCCCCTATTGTCGAATGCGTAGTGTTGTCGTCTGATTCAGTGGATACGACTTCAGTATTTACAAGCGCAATTAATCCATTAGTTCAAGATGAAACAAATACAATTTTATTAAATGGTAATATGGATTTTTCAAATGTTAACACAATTAAAAATTTAAAAAAATTAACAATAGGTAATAATTTACAAGGCTCAGAAAATCAAGTATTGTCGTTAGATAGTGATTTAAATTTAGTTTGGAAAAGTGATAATACAGGCGATATATCGCAGTGGAGTACGTACGCTAGTGTATCAGATGTGCAATTAGGAAGCAATGTATTAAATGCATCTAAAACAATTACAGACGATGTTAATACATCATATTTAAGATTGCCCAAAGATCAAAACCAAGATGTAGTTATTGAATTGAATTCATATACATCAACTGGAAAAATACCGACTTTAAAAATTGATAATTTAGATACTGTATTAGATTCATCAACTCAAATTAATGTTTTAAAAAATATTAATTTATCTGATAATATCATTTACGCGGGAACTGGTAATTTTGGTAATAGTATAACATCAGTTAATACATTTCTAGGTGTTGAACCTAATAGATTTACCGGAATTGATGCATATACACTACAACAATTAAATAATAATAATAGTATTCAATCTCTTTCAAATGCTGATATATCCGGCTTTCATGATGTTGAAAGCTTTAGAGGGCAATTTTTAACAACTGATGAATTAGGTAACCATAATTTTACTGCAGACTCTGCCGGTGCCGTTGTTGCCACATCGGTACAAACGCCCTTATTAGATTCATCAACCTTCAAATTAAATATGGGTTGTGAATTACATATGTCAGGTAATAAAATAGTAATTACAGATGATTCAATAAATCCGCCCGTCAACGTATGGGACAATCAATTATTAAAATGTACACAAGCACAGGTAAAAGGTCAATTCGAAGTTAGGAACTCATCGAATTTATCAAGTTTTATGGTCCAACCACAATTAAATCAAGTCAATTCGGAATCATTAACAAATTTAGTTAATTTCGGTAAAATAAGCTGTTCACAATTAAAACCAACTTTTATACAAAAAAACACATTATATGTTAGTTCAAACGGTGATGATTTATTAAATAATGGTTCGTTCGAATCGCCATTTTTAACAATTCAAAAAGCGATTCAAATAGCTGAATCACAATATAATAATGAATACTGGTATATTAACGTATCACAAGGTGTGTACGCAGGTTTTACAGTTACTAAAAAAATGTATATTCAAGGTTGTTCGTCATCGTCTGTAGATTCACAAGGGGTAGGCTGTCAAATCGCAGGTGATATAACAATTTCATTTGATTCAAATGATGGAGATATGTTTAATAATACATTTGGATTATCTAATTTTTTAATTACTGGTGAGATATTATGCAATAGTGGAAATACTGCAAGACAATGCACAAGATTATCAGATTGTTATTTATATAATGATTCTGGCAGCGGTGCAATGATTCATTATAATAGTGGCGCATTAGATGGCAGATTATCGCTATTTAATTGTAGGGTGACCAATCAAAGCACAACAGGATCTCAACCAACCATACATATATCAAAAGGAATGTTAAAAATGCAATTATGTGAAGTTTCCGGATCATCTAACGTTAATATATTGAAAATAGACGGTTCCGCGCGCCTTGATTCAATTGTGTTATCCACATTTACATCAAATACAACGTCACAAACTGCGGCGGCAATTGTTGAATTATCTTCAACGGGTACAACATACACATTTAATAATTGTGCTTTTGTTTATGGTTCATCAGTCAATAAAAGCGCTAGCACTAACAGTTGCGGCATTTTATGCAGCTCACAAACGAATCAAGCCACATTGATATTGTCATATAATTCATTCTTTTTACTGGGTACATCTCAACAAAGTAATTATGTTGTTCAAGATTCTAATTTTGGAAATGCTAGACAATCAATAATTTTATTTTTTAGTAATAATGCTAGTGTAGGTAATGCATCAGTATTAAGAGGAACTGCCGGCGTATCAAAAATATCGCTTCAATCAGTAGCTTAATCATAATAATTTTTAATAATTTATTAATAATTTAATATTAATAAAATTTTATAATTTATTCATTAAATCAATATGTTTTTTAGTTTTCATATGTCTCGACTTATTATTTTGTGTAACTTCAGAACCACAAGAACAAATATATTTTAGTTGTTGATATTCTTTTTTTTGTTCTTTTATTTTATCAATATTATCTTTATAATATTGTTTTATTTTTTCAGTATTATCTTTATAATATTGTTTTTTTTTTTCAGTATTATCTTTATAATATTGTTTTATTTTATCTTTAATTTTATCTTTATTCTCTTTTCTATATTTTTTTTTTTGTTCTTTAATTTTTTCAATATTGTCGTCATAATATTCTTTTTTATCACGTCCTTCGATTCGAATATTAACTAATTCATTTTTATATTTTCTTATTAATTCACCTTCTCTTTTAGTTAATTCTTTTTTAAAATCACATTTAAAGCATTCTAATAATTCAATATAATTATCATCATATTTAATTATATTAAAACTAGAAATATATTTTTTACCTTTACCTTTTTGAAATTGATTAAATTTATATCGATGATCACATAACCTGTTATGTAATTTTGAACAAGTCGAACCAATATAATATTTATCAGTCTCATAAGATCTAATAGTGTATATCTTACCATTATGATATTTATTATTTTTATTCATTTTTATTTCTTCCATTATAAGTATTATAATATACTTAAATAATATTACTTTATGTAACTTTTATTATTTAATTATTTATTCTGAATCTTCATCATCTGGAAAAGAATATATTTTTAATATTTCAATAGATTTATTTTGAAATTGTAAATTTTCATAAAAATCAAAAGCTGTCTTATAAGTTTCAAAAACTCTATAATAATTATTATTAAATAATTCGTTTTTCCATTCAACAATATAATATGTCATTTTATATATTATATTAATACATAAAATAATTAATTAAGTAGCTATTAATGAAGGGGCAATATATATTTGTAATAAGGAATTAGCTATAATTTGACCGCTGAAATCAAGATTATTAAGATCATAATAACCGCCGTTATCATTTGTTATAAATGCATTTAAATAAATAATAGGGTTTAAATTGTTTGAATTATAATAAGTTAATATAACATTTTCAATATTTGTAAAATTGCTATCTACTAATAAATTATCAGTTGTAAACGCACCGGTAAAATCATCAGAAGCGCTATTAATAGTATTAGATAAGTATAATTTTAAATAAATAGGATTTGTCGTTGAACCCTGATTATCTATATCAAAAATCATTTTTGTAAAATTGCACGTGAATGATTGATAACCTTTATTTAATTTAAATGTCATTATTGATTTTGGTATATTTGGGTAAATCTTACCTGTGCCAGATCCAGAGCCTATGTTATTAAAATCAAAATAATAATTAGTTTGTGGAGAATTAAAAACAGTGTCAAACACTCTAGATGTAACGGGGTTTATTGTGCTTTGATTTGATAAAAATAAATAAGGATTGCCACTATCTGGACCTGCTCCGGTTATTGTTTGTAAACTTAAACCTTTTGTTTTTGTTGTATCAGAACTAAAATTTAAATTATTTGATGTACCTATTAATAAAGGCGTTTGAATTGATGTCGTTGAAATAACTTGATTAGATGATAAATTATTAACATTATTTATTGAATTATTGCCGGCATCATTTCCGATTAATAAGACTTCTTTTAAATCTTGTGATGAACCACTGCCGCCAGAGGAATTATCACCAGTAAATGATAGATTATAACACGAACCATTATAAAAAGAAGATACAACACAATATATATTATCGACAATTGAAATAGGTAAAGTATAAATAATATTGTTATTTACATAATATTTTAAATTTACGCCATCATATGTGATTTTGGCGGTTATAATAGACATAGGAAATGATTGAATAACTGAACCTACAATACCATTAACAACCTGGAATATATCTAAAAATCCGGTATTACTTTGTGAATCACAGACCATACCTAAATCAATCATTTTAATTGATGGCGCAGAAGCTGGGATATAAGATTTGGTTATATCTGTTGTAAGGCCTAAAATTAAATTACTATTTAAATTTAATATCATCTCCATACTAAAATTAGCAGATCTAGAAATTGATGAGTAAATATATTGTGTATTATTTATAAAGGTTGCAGATGTATAATTATTAGAAATAATAGGATTATTAACACCTATAAATTTACTCAAAAAACCTGTGAAATATTCTAATTCTGTAATTTGATTTAATAATTTATTAGTTTGAATAACTGGATTAATGAAAGACATGATATATATATATATTATATTAGAATAAAAAAAATAAAAAATATTTATAAATAAAAAAAATAGATTTTTCAGAAAAAAAATATTAAAAAATCCAAAATTATTTTTTTTATATAGAATAAGATTTTTATTATATGTTTATTAGATGTTTCAATATAAAAATATATATATTTTTATATTGAAACATCTAATAAACATATAATAAAAATCTTATTATTAAAATTTTTGAAAAATCTAAAAATAAATTTATATATAATAAAAAAAAAAAAAAAAGTTATATCAAATAATATAAATTATTAATAAATAATATAATCTTATTATATAATATAAATGTCTAAACCTCAAATTGTATCAGTTGAAGTTGTTGATAATAATGTGTATGTAGATATGCAGATATGCAACACTTCAACTAAAGAAATAAATTTAAATTTTTTAGAACAGTTCCAAAATTCAATAATTGATGAACCAGACCGCTATAAATTAGCGATTGTTCGATGGAGTGTCGATAGCAATTTACCATTAACAGCGCCATATCCTCAATTATTTCCTAATACTGACCCTAATAAATTAATATATTCTTTTAGTATGGTTTATAAAACTTATGTATATCAACAATATGTGACTTTTATAAGTCAAAATAAAAAGGTTAGCCCTCCTACTATTTTAAATAATAATGCTTTAGAAAATCCTTATTATTGGTTATATGATGCTTCTTCTTTTATCAATTTATTAAATACTGCTTTGGTTGATTGTTGGAATGGATTAAATGCTTTAGTCATCTCCGGCGGCGATTCACTAAATAATAACGAATGTAATGCGTATTTTGAGATGAACCCGGTAACATATATTATTAATTTATGCTGTGATAGTACACAATATGATTTAATAAATAATCCTAACCCGATTAAATTATATATGAATACTGCAACACACGGATATTTAAAAAGTTTCTCGAATTTAATGTATAATGGTTATGAAAATGATAACGGTTTAGATATTCAATTTAATATAACCCTATACAATAATTTAAATATTTTTACAAATAATAATGTAACATATTTAATGACTTATTCAGAATATAGCCCCGTGGGTTCGTGGAACATCACAAGTAGCGTATGTATTACTGGATCATTACCTATTGTTACCACTATTACAGCATTACCGCACGTTATCGATTCTAGCGCGTTTTCTTTTGTACCATCTAACAATACAGAACGTCAATTAAGTGATTTTGTGATGGATGGCGATAATTATAATACAACAGGTAAGATTTTATATTTACCTCAAATATATAGATATGTTAACTTAATGGGCTCAAAATCTATTGATAATATACAGTTAAATTTTTGGTTCAAGACTAAATTAGGCAATTTGTTTAATTTTACTCTCGACAGTGGTTCGAATGCTACCATAAAACTATTATTCGAACAGATTAAATAATTATAATATAGATTTTTTATTTTAATAAATTGTAATGATTTATTAAATAATATAATATAATTAATAATTTTATTTTATCATATATTATTATATTATAATGATTCAAACCGTTTCATCTGATTCCTTAAATCTTCAAAATTCTTTGAATAGACAAGTAATATTAGGAAGTAAACAAACACAAGCCTTATCGGTACCTTTTCAATCAACTACTAATAATAATATGTCGCTTAATTATTCAGTCGCTCCAAAAGCTATTATAAGCAATGAAGTATATATTAAATGCACTTTAAATTTTGTTATTACTGCTGCTGTTGCTGCCCCCGCTAATCTTAAAACATATTATGGTAATGGTGCTTCTCCTTATTGCTGGTCTGTTCGTAACTTACCGCTTTTGTGGGCGGCCCAAAACGTGAATGTCAAGCTTAACGATCAAATTTTTGTATCCCAGGTTAAAGATATGATGGGACCATTATCAAAAATGATGAGTAACCAAGACGCTTTAAAAATGGCTGGGGGGTGCCCTAGCCTTCCAGATCAAGGATATTATAATTATAGTGATGCAGTTTCGACGTTAAAAAATGTAAATTCTGGGTTTCAAGATGCGACCTCTTCTTGGGTTCCTCGTGCATCATATCCGGTTACTTTTTCAACAGCTGCCGGTGATCAATCGACAACAAGGTGTGTTTTTTCTATTGATGTAACGATACCATTGATCGCGCCCCCTTTTTTTAATCCTGCGTTGGAAGTTGCGCCCGTTGCAATGAGTAATTTAAGTAGTATAAATGTCGATATTGTGCTAGATTCTACATTTGTTAAATCTGTGAGTTTACCGCCCTCTTGGTCAGTTGCTCCAAATGGTAATGTATTTGGCGCTTCCTCAAATGCCGCATCTCTTTTAATGGTTAGTAACTACGCACAAGACTATTTTCCCTACCCTTCTAAATGTGTTATCCCAAATACATTATATGATATTAAGTATCAACAATTTGACGTGACTGCGACCGGTGTTAATGGTGAATCGTCAAACCTGTTACAATATGATCAATACCCTGATTGTTTTATATGGTTTTTCCGAAAACCCATCGCGACACAAGGGCCTACCGATTCAGATTCATATTTTACAATGAAGGAGGGTTTTAGTCTTAGTATAAATGGTGATTCGACTTTATTGAATGGTTATAAAAAACAACAGTTGTACGACATCATAAAAAAATATGTTAATGTTACATATAATGAGTTTTTTGGTCAAGTTATAACAGTCACTGGGGGCGTAGCTAGCGTAGTAACATCAAGCGGAAGTATATACGTTGTAAGGCCTGGAATTGATTTACCGATATCACAAGCGGGTGTCGCTCCAAATCAACTTTATAAAATTCAACTTCAGTTCTCAAATATTTCACTTGAACCAGTACCGGAATTACTAGCTTTACCACGTGTTGAAATGGCCTGTATCACTATTCGAAGCGGCGAAATTACATTATCGCCCTCTTCTTCAACTCAAACAAGCACACTTATTACATCTAAAGATGTCGTTGATGCTATTTCAAAACCTGTCACTTTTGAATCTGAAATAAGCCCAGTTGAAGGTGGAAGATTAAGACCTAAAACAATGCATTTTGGAAATGGTAAGGCGTATGGTAAAGCGTATGGGCTAGGTGGTTCATTGCCTGTTGGTCTATCTGTTCCTAAGCAATCAAGCAGATTTTAAAATTTTAAAAATTTAATATAAATTAATAATAATTTAATTTATAATTTTATGTTATTATAATATTATAATGAGTGTTTCAAATCTTGATTTAGAAAAATTAAAAACGCAACCCTTAAGCATTGTAAGCGGCTTTGTAAGTTTAGTTGGTGCCGGCGCTAGTAATATAGTAATAAATGGAATTAATGATAATTGTATTGTTATATTAACTCCGTGTAAATCATCGGCGGCTGCTTTTGTAATATGTAATTTAACTGTTACAATAGGACTTAATAATTTGGATATTGTGCCATCTGTAGCTTGTTCAGATCAATATTATTATAATGTGTTAATGTATCCTGCTTAAATTATTTATAATTATCTTATGAATTTATTATTTATTTTGATAATCTAATTTATATAAAATGAGTTTATCAAATTTAAATTTTGATTATTTAGATTATTTAAATAATTTAATAAATTTACCTATAGTGTTATCATATGGTGAAGTTACAAGCGGGCCTGTACCTGTTGAAATAAGCCCCGTTATGGAGTCTTTGTTTAATTATCCTTCATTTATTAATAATTCAATGGAAATTTATGCGCAATTAATACCGGTAAATTATGGATCAGTTGCCACTTTTCCAGATTCTAACCCTAAACCATTAATTGAAGTTCTACAATTTGACGGCGCTATGCCTGACGGTTCTATAATGTGGGATAATACAAATACAAAATTATTATATAAACAATTTGACAATAATGATAACGGTATAACCTATTTAGTTAATTTAATTATAAAATATTAAAATTTATTATTTATTTATAGTTATATATAAATAAATTATTTTGATTATCTAATTTATAATGAACCCTGTTAAGACTACTAGTAAAAAATTAGGCGCAATGATGTATAAAAAAGATAATTCATTAGATTGTCAATGTCATATGCTAGGAAAAGGAAAAATGTCATTTGACGAACAATTATTATTAATGATTAAAGATTTAAAAGATAATAAATTAGGAAAAGGTCAATTAAGTAATTTAAAAATTGAATCTAATAAAATGAAAGATGCTTATAAAAAACCTGATTGGTTAGATAAAACATTTTCGATTGATGTTATGAATAAGATGGATAAGATGGATAAGATGGATAAGATGGATAAGATGGATAAGATGGATCAATTAGGAAAAGGAAAAAAAACAAAAAAAGTATTATCTGAAAAACAAAAAAAATATCAAAATTCATTAAAAAATATTATGAAAAAATATAATGTTTCTTTTAAAGAAGCTTTAACCAAATATAAAAATTCTAAATAATAATATATAATAATTATATTATATATTATAATTATATATGAATATATTAGATTCTGACTATAGCAATTTATTTAAAAATTTATTTATAAAAGCTAATCAACCTACTGGCGAACAATTAGGAACAACAATGAATATTGAAAATAATACAGATCAAATAAAAACTATTGATTTATCTTCTTTTGACAAAACTAATCTAAATAAATTATTTGATAATTTCCAAAATGTTATAGTTGATAGCATTAATAATTTAGATAAAGATGAAAATATTAATTATGCTTCTATTATTAATAAATATAATATGTTAGTTAAATACATTATTAATAAATTAAAATTTTATTCATTGAGTGACGATAAACAAAAATATATTAATAATCTAATGTTTGAGTTTTTAGATGATTTAAGATTAATTAAAAATGAATCTTCTTCAAGTGTTTTTGAAGAACAAATTAATAATATTGTTAATAATATTGAAACTAATAAATATGAAGTTCAAAAACTCAAACAATCTGAAAAAAAAATAATTAATAAAAAAGACGCAACAGTGCAAATTGCAAAAGATATTAATTTATTAAATAGATTAGTTGTAAGAATTAAAACAGAAATTAAAAAATTTAAAAAAGATCCTAGTTATGAAAATAGAAATATTTTAATTAGTTTATTTGATGCATTTAAAAAATTGTATTTAGATAGTAACCAGTTGCATGATGAATTATTAAATTATTATCCTGATTTATACAAAAATAAAAAAGATATATTCACAAAACAATCATTATTGTATCAAGAATATATTAATAAATTAGATTCATTAATTAAATTTGGGGTTTCTCCATCAAGTGAATCTATGCCATCTATGCCATCTATGCCATCTATGCCATCTATGCCATCAAGTGAATATATGCCATATATGCCATCAAGTGAATATATACCACCTATTACATCAAGTGAATATATGCCATCAAGTGAATATATGCCATCAAGTAAATATATGTTTGATATGCCACCTATTACATCAAGTGAATATATACCACCTATACCATCAAGTAAATCAATTCCATTAAGTGAATTAATACCATCAAGAGAAGGCAAGGATACAGATGAATTAACAAGAACTAAACGAATAAAAAAAATAAAAATGAATACAATTGTAAATGGCAGATCTGGAAGAGAATATAATTTATCTAAATCAAATTTATCCAAAACAGGGAAAGAACAATTAAAACCAATAATGCAAGATTTAGGGTTAGAATATTCACCAAGAGATAAAAAACCTGATTTAGTATTAAAATTAGTAAATTATTTAAATAATATTAAAAGTCGAAGAATTAATGATATTATGGAAGATACTGAAGAAAGTAAAGTAAATACAATGGAAGATAGGCCATTTGACGATATCAATGATGATGATATGCAAGGTCTAGGAATCATTAAAGATATAAATTTATATATTGTATCTCCTATATTAAAAAAGCTTTTTAATACATTGAGCAATCGAGAAAAAGAGTTAATTAAAAAAAAAATGAATGATCAAAATGATAATCAAAATATGGAGTTTGTAAGTGGCGGAAAAAAAAAACGAAAAAATAAAAAAAAATAAATCATTATTTTAATTATTATTATATTTATTATTATATATATTTTTCTAAATATATATTATAAATAATGGCCTTTGTTTTTAATAATGATACTGATAATATACCAATTGCAATAATTAAAAGTAAAAATAAAACAAGAAACGGAAAAATTATATATTTAACTGAGAATGAAGATGATGAATATAATAAAAATTTTGATAAATTGCAATTAAAAGATAAAGAAGATTCATTTATGTTATATCCTAGTAAACACACACGATGTGTTTATGTTACTGGGGCTAATGGGGCGGGTAAATCATATTTTATTAGTGATTATGTAGCTTTATATCAAGATATTAATAAAAAAAGGGGGAAAGATGAAACGGGAAAAGATATAATGATATATCCAAAAGTTATTTTATTTAGTGAAAAATCAAAAGACCCTGTTTTAGATGACAAATTAAAAAATGTAAAAAGAATTGTTATCGATGATTCATTATTAACTAATCCAATTACATATGATGAAATTATTTCAACGTGTGAACCTAAGACCCTTTGGTTGATGGATGACATAGACAGCTTAACTGGTCGCTTAAAGAAGGAAGTTTACCGAATATTAAAATTAGTTATTGATGTATTAAGACAACACGAACAGTATATATGCGTTACATCACACGAAGGATGCACTGGGGCACAAAGTAAATCACAGCTGGCGGGTTGTAATGTTATTGTTGCTTTTCATAGTACCGGTTATAATAGATCATTAGAATATTTAGTAAAAAATTATGTTAAAAAAAAGGAAGTTAAAAATTTTGAAAATGAAATTTATAATAATTCTCGCTGGTTTTGTTATATTAAAACTCGGCCATCTGTAATGTTATTCGAAAAAGAATTAAAATTTTAGATATTAGATTTATTTATATTTATTTATATTTATTTTATATTTATTAAAATAATAATCTAATATATTATATATTATAATGGAATCTGAAATAATCCAAAAATTAAAAGATAAAAAATTATCTAATTCTTCAATTAATGCTTATCTTTCTAATTTAAGAAATTTAAATAATGGTATTATCAAAAATTTAAATTTTTTAAATAAACCGGATGTTATATTATCTAAAATTGAACATCTAAAAGATAACACACAAAAATCATATCTTATCGGTATATGTTCAGTATTAAATTTATTTGAAAAATATAAAAAACTTTATTTAAAATATTTTGATTTGATGAAATTAAAAAGTAGTGAAATTAGAAAAATACCGAGTGACAAGATGAGTGAAACACAAAAGGATAACTGGATTACTTATGATGATATATTAAATAAATATGATGAATTAAAAAAAAATGTAAAATTATTTAATAAAAAAAATTTAAATGAAAATCAATATAATACATTATTACAATATGTTATATTATCATTATATGTATTGATACCGCCAAGACGAAATAAAGATTATATATTATTGAATGTAGTTAAGAACTATAATGATAGTTTAGATAATGATTATAATTATTTAGATTTGACAAATAATAAATTAATATTTAATAAATATAAAACTGCTAAAAGTACAGGACAACAAACAATAACATTTGATGACGATTTAAAAGATGCAATTAATACATATCTTAAATATCGATTGCCTTTGACAAATTCTAAAATTAATAATAAATTAAATGTACCATTTTTAATATATTTTGATACAAAACCATTTTATAATAAAATTAATAGTATTACATTAATATTAAATAAAATTTTTAATAAAAAAATAGGTTCATCAATGATTCGACATATATTCGTCAGTTATAAAAATGATGATTATATAAAAGATCAAAAAAAAGTTAGTGATTTAATGGCGCATTCTGTGAATATGAATAATCAATATTATAAGGATATTGACCAAATTAGTAATAATTCTAATTAGTTATATTTCGTGGAGTATCCATATTAATAGCTACTTCGTGCGTTGTATCACGTGTTATTTTACCTAGGCAGCACTCGATTTGACTGCATTTCGAAGAATAGCATAATTTTAATGTTAACCCTATTACTGTCGCGCTAGTTACAATTAATAATGTTATTATCGGATCGCTTAAACTCATTCTATATAATTAGTTTATATTAAATTTCATTTTAATATAATCTTTTTTCATTTTATTATTATGAATTTTTTTTATAATATTATATCAATTATTATTATATATAATGGACGATTATTATTGTGGAGCTGATAAATTAAAAAGTGGTAAAACATACGGAAGTATTGATATTTGTAAGAAAAAAAAACAAGTTAAATATTTTGGTTTGATGAAAATAAAAAATGTTAATAGTAAACCATCTGTTATTAACTCATGGGATAATAAAAAATTAACATTAAGGCAACGATTAGGCTTATTGAATGCTTCAATTAATACAGTAAAAAAGATTATTAATAATTTAGAAAAGGAGATTAAAGACGGACAAGATAGAATAAATAATAAAATAGCAATTGATAAAAATAAAAAATTAGTTAATATTAATTTAAAAACTTTAGAAGAAAAAAACGAAAAATTAAAAACTTATGAATATCAATTTAATGTTTTGAAAGATGAATATAACCAATCTAAATTATCGGTTGCTGGTGCATTAGATCCAAAAGTTGAATATTTATTAAATGAAATTGAAAAATTAGATAAAATGAATGTCGAGCAATTAAAAAATTATATGAAAGGTAATAAAATAATTATAAAAGGTGTTTCAAAATTAAATAAGAGAGATTTATTATATGAAATAAAAAGAGCTGTTGAACATCCTACAACTTCAGAAGATAAAAATAAAAATGAAGATGATAAAATAAATTGTGGTATTAATGAATTAACACAAGGGCAAACAAGGGGCTCGATGGTTGAATGTTTAGAAAGTAATAACGTTAGATTATACGGAAAATATCAAATTGATAGAAGATTATTTTTAAATCATTTAATTAATAAATATAGTAGGCAATTTAGGCAATTAAAAACATTAAAAATGTTAGATTATCAATTTGATTTAAAAAAAGTAAAGGGTAAAATTAATAAATTAGTTAATAATGATGTTAATGATATTGTTAATAATAAAATTGATTTAGAAATTAAAAAAAAAGATATTATGATTAAAAAATTAGATAATGATATTGATGATGCATATGATGATATTGAAAAAATTGATTTAGAAATTAAAAAGGATGATCTTATAATTAAAAAAGATGATCTTAAAATTAAAAAAATTGAATCAAAATTAAAATCTTTTAATATTCCTAATGTCGAAATATATAATAAATTAGATGATTATATTAAACAAGTTAATATGATTGATGAAGAAATTAAAAAAATAGATAATGAAATAGTCAAAGTTAAAACCAAAGTTAAAAAAAATAATTTGATAAATCAAAAAGATAATTTATTATCTAAAAAAATTGATATTATCAAACCATTTTATAAAATTCAAAATTCAGATATTGATATTGATAAAATTGATTCAATGATTAATGAAGTCAATTTAATAGATTATGAAATGAAATTTATTGATAAAATTATTAAATCTTCTAATATATCAATTGATGAAAAAGATAATTTTAAAAATTATAAAACAGTTCTACAAGTTGATAAAGACAATTTAATTAAAAATTTTAAAATACCAAAATTAAATATTAATGTTCAAAAATTTGATGATTTGATTAATCAAATGAAAATTATAGATGATGATAAAAAGAAAGTTATTAAATCTCAAATTAAAAATATTAATAAAATTGTTGATGATGTTAAACCTGATAAAAAAATTGATCTATTAATTAAAAAGGATAAATTATTAATTCAAAAAAATAATATTGATAATGATAATGATAATGATGAAGCATTATTACTTTTACAGAAAGAAGAAAAAAAAATATTAGATAAAATAGATAATATTAAAAATAAATATAGTGTTAATAGTGCGGTGAAATTATCAAAAGGTATTGTTAAAAATTTATATGATTTTCTTAAAACTGTCGATTATGATGAAAAAAGTAAAACATTTCAACGATTTATAATGAATTCTAATATTAGATTAAAAGATTTAAAAAAAGGTACATTGAATATTGAAGATTTACAAAATCAATTAAAAGATTTACAAAAAAAGGACGTTTTGAGCGGTGATGGATTATTTGACTATTTTATTGATCAAGATAAATTAAAAGGTAGTTCTCAAAAGGTATTAAATGAATTCGGTAATTATCCTATTGTCAAATTATCTGTCTATCGAACGCCTGTTCATAGTATGTTGAAAAACTTATTAAATATTATTAGTTTAGGACAATTTAATAAAGCTTCTCAATCGTTCGATAAATTATATCATCTAGCTTTAATAATTCAAGTTAAATTAAATGATGGTTCATTAAAAAATATAGTTGTTGAGAAGAATGCAACAATTAATATAAGTGGTGATTATAAAACTTCTGATAAAACTGAAGTTCTAGAAATTGATTTATTAAATAAGAATTTAACATTAAATGAAATGATGTCAAAAGCATTAAACGCAGTAGGCAATAAAACATTTTATTTATATGATGCGTTCAATCGTGGCGAAGCCACAAACTGCCAAAAATTCATATCGATTTTATTAGAGAATTCAAATTTAATGAATGATAAAACTAATCAATTTATTAATCAAGATGTTCAAAGTATTGTTAAAAATATGGGTTCTATCAGTGGGCGGGTTGTACCTAGTGTGTCAAGGTTCTTAACAGACGTAGGGGCTGTGTTTGGTGCATCAAAAGATAACGCGGGTTATGCTTTACACGCTGTTTTAGTTAAAAAACCAATATCAAATGAAGAATTAAAAAAAATACATAATGAATTTATAAAAGACAAGAATAAAACATTTTTTCGAGAAACAAAATCAAGTTATCGACTTAGAAATATTCCAAAACAAAAATTTGATAAATCAACATTCAGAACTAAAAAAATTAATAATAATATTAGTTTAATATTTGGACAGTTGAAATAATAAAATCCTTTATATATATAAATTCAATTTACCTACTTAAGGAAAATATTATTTATAAATTAAATTTTATAAATATAATATAATATATATATGTATTATGCTAGATGTAATGAAACAAATGATATCTATAGTCATAATGATTATCGACAATTGATAACAATTATTAATAATGTAATAGTTGAAAATATATTTTACATCATTAGTAAGATTGAATATGAAAAATTTACATTAATGAGAAATGATTATAATGATATTAATTATATTAATAATTTAGATCTTATCATTATTAATTTAAAAAATCATCTAAATAATATAAATGAGAATTTTATATTATTTGTTGATTACCCTATTTCTTACAGTAACTATAAACGCACGTTCGAACTATTCAATAATCTCTAATCAATAGATATTTTTTAACTTTAAAAATTGTTTATGATTAATAACCTGTTTAAATCTATATAATTCACTTATCATTTTAAAAAATAATTTATTATTTTTAGTTCTTTTTTGTTTATCTGGTACATATTTATTATTATATTTCTTAGTTAATATATTATATGTTGTCAAATAACTAATTATATTATTAATGAACTTTTTATAATCGACTCTTTCCATTTTATATATATCTTCATCTCGAATATATAATAATAGATCTTTCATATTATTTTTTATCGATTTATATAATGATCTTTCTTCTGATTCTATAAAATTTAATATATCTAATGATTCAATATAACTATCTGTAATACTTTCGTTATCGCTTTCATTATCGCTTTTATCATTGTATGTATTAACACTCATTTATAATTATATATATTATTATTCTTTTAAGTATTTTTTTATAATTAAATTTTAATTAATTATTATTAGATTTTAATAAATTAATTTCTTCTTCTAATTGTTTAAATCTTAGGGCGTTCATATGTTTGATTGTTTTTAAATGATGCCACTTATTCAATGGTGTAAAGTGTCCTAAACACAGATCACATATATTATTATTTTTATGTTTTTCAATATATGTATCTGTATATTGCTTAACTGTCTTTCTTATTTTTCTATCTTCTCGTTTCTTCCTCTCCTTCTTCTCCTCCTCAACTAAAACTCCTATTCTATCAGTTTTTTTATTATTTATTTTTGATTCCATTATTATATAATATTATAATAGATAATATATTTAAGTAATTTATTATAATTAAAATTATTTATTTTATTAATAATAATTAATTTTATGTGAGTTGAGGTACTCTTTTTAATAAGGGGGGGGGGGGGGTTTGTTT